GACCTATGGTCCGGACGGGTGGACCCTCGGCGGTTCCTATCGTACCTTCATGGCATGGAGGTCCGGTTGGATCGTAAGAGTCAGGAGTTTCAGGTCACTTACAGCCAAGGGCTGAAGAAGGCCTTACTCCCCCTGGGAGTGCGGGGCGTCGTTGATTCGTTGACGTCTCACGCAAAAGTGCTCTCAGAAAAGAAAGTGCTTGACCCGGAGTTCGAACAGGACTTCCGGGTGACAGCTGGATCGGTGGTACGTTCCATTTTTGCTGGTGGTCCTTTGACTGGCGGACATCGAAGCCTTTGCCCTAAGGTTTGTAAGCCTCAGGAGGACCCCTATACAGTTCGGTCAAACTACAATCTCTCGTGGTCTGGGTGTTTTGAAATGCCCAGGTCGTCGGGAGGTTTTCGTGGAAACCTATGCTGGAGGGGTGCACTTTGGGGGCTGGTCGGTGTCCGTTACCCGGACGGGAAGGACTTTAATGGAGTGGAGTACATTCACGGTTATCTGATTGGAGAGTCGGTTTTCCATACGTGGAGAAGGGCAGCTTGGTTGTCATTACCTGAGGTGAAAGCGGCTGTGGTTCTTGAACCATTCAAGGCGCGAATTATAACCAAAGGCAAGTACGATCACTATAGTATCCTGAAACCGACCCAGCGCTTTTTGTGGGAGACCCTTAGGGGTTGGGAGCCTGAAAGTGGCTACCGTCCTTTCCGTTTGATTGGAGAGGAAGTCTCGTCGGAGGTTATCCGACATGTGCTGGGTTGGAATGAGGAGAACAGGTGGATCGTCAGTGGTGACTACAAGGGAGCAACCGACGAGATGAAGATGGCCGTGACGAGAATCGTTTGTGAGGAGCTCGGTGCGCTTTACCCTGAGATGCTACCCCTGTTGCAAAAGGGGCTCGGGCAGGCGCGAGTATGGTACAATTGGGGGCACACGAGTGTTGACCCGGAGAAACCAGCATGTTCCCTGCCTAGGGAATTGCTCCAGCAGGAGCCATGGTGGGCAGTTTACTCCGAATGCTCGGAATGGACCGAGGACCTGAAGAGGTCTAAGCGGCTGAGAGAAAACGGTGTGAGGCTACCGTCGAGTTTCGTGATGGAGAATGGGCAGCTTATGGGCAGCCCGCTCTCCTTCCCGATCCTCTGTCTGGTGAATTTCATCGTTCATCGCATGTTCGTAACGCGATGCCAGCCGACTGGTCTATGCGACCGTGTGCTCGTCAATGGTGACGACATACTTTTTATGGTTGACGACTTGAGGCAGCACGACTCTTGGAAGGCCATGGCTGAGGAAGCCGGCTTTCGCTTGAGCCCTGGGAAGCACCTCGTAGGCAAAGGCTACGCCCAGATAAATAGTCAATTCTTTATGCAGCATGGAAAGACGTGGACAAGGGTGCCTTATATAAATTTCGGCATCCTGAAGAACCGCGGTAAGGGCGACACCACCGGTTTGACCGGGGATGAGGTTCTAAAGTCGAAAGACTTGGAGCTTGTCAAGTGGTCCGTGGGGGTCCCATCGTTGGCTGAGAAGGCCTATGGTGGAATTTCCACGGACACCGAGTACGTCCGTTCTGCTACAATCGAAGAGGCTTCGAAAGTGCTGTTTGGGACCTTTCGAGAGGTCGCAGGGAAATGGGGAGAGCAGATAACCTATAACAGGTTCTTGCTCCCAACGTTCCTTGGCGGCCTTGGAGGTCTTGCTTGTCACAACCCTGGGATTGAGCTCCCACTTGAAGAGACA